TACCGGCGCATTAGCGATTGGAACGGTCTAATCAAATGTCATTAGCTGAAAAAATAGCGGCAAAGAGGGCAGAAAAAGAACTTGGTTCTTTCGAAGTAGAAGAATGGGGCGAAGAAGATAGACCCTTAGTCCTGTTCTTCACTGATGTCGCAGCAAGGGATATGTCCAAGATACAAAAGAAGCATAAAGACTTCATTAATAATCCGACTATGGATGCAATGGTTGATATGATCATATTGAAAGCAATGAACAAAGAAGGTGAAAAGGCTTTCGATGTAGGTGATAAGTTCATTCTTATGGGTGAACCATTAAATGTTATTGCAAAGGTTTTTGGTGCGATATTTGAAACCGTATCAGTCGAGGAACAGGAAAAAAACTAAGGAGCGATCCATTCCGTTATAATTTGGTGGCATTGGCTGAGTTATTACACAAGACGATTGAAGAAATAGAAGATATAAGCGTTTCGGAATATTATGAATGGATCGCGTACTTTAATATAAAACAGGAGCAGGAAAAAGATGGCAGTTGAGAAGCTCACGTTTGAAATGAACGCTGTCGGCAATGCCGTTCCTGAAATGAAGAAAGTCCAAAGTCAGCTTGGCAATGTTAGCAAGCAGATGCAAAGATCAAATGTCGTTATGCAGCGTCATGCTAATGTAAACCGTAGCTTGCAAGGAAGTCTGAAAAAGACAACTCGCGGAATGGGTATGTTGGGCTTACAAGTTCAAGACGTTGCAGTCCAAGCGAGCATGGGAACGGATGCACTCCGAATTTTCTCTATGCAAGGGCCTCAGATATTTAGTATATTCGGACCTCTTGGCATGATCGCCGGTGCGTTTGCCGGTGTTGGTGCAGGGATATTAATGGCAAGCGGTGGGTTGGAAAGATTTACCGGTGTATTTGATGACATAATTCCGGCTTTCAATAACTTTACTGAAAAGATGGGCGCATTGATAAATCAGTTTAGTCCATTGGTTTCTTTTATAGGTGGTGCAGTTTCCGGTGCATTTCAACTTATGGGTGGTTTAATAGATTTTGTCTCGGATAACCTGGAAGCCCTAACAGTAGCAGCCGGATTATTTGTTGCGATTAAATTAGCCGGAGTTGTACTAACGACAGCGAACAACTTTGTCTCTCTTGCAAAAGCGGTGTCGGCAAGTAAGATACTTATGTTTGCATTTAATAAAGTAGTTAGGCGATCTCCCCTTGCATTGGTAGCATTAGCCGCAGGATTAGCGGCTGATCAGTTGGGTTTGATTACCAAGGCGATGGATGAACTAAAAGCGAAGTTTCCTGAGTTTTTTGAGGCTGTAAAAGATGCCGGTGGATCCGTAGCAGAATTAATTACTACTTCTTTCAAGGCTATTGATGATGCGATGAGAACCCCCCTTAAAATTAAGATTGAGGGTGATGCAGAAGAAAAGTTGAACAAGATTAAATCGGCTACAGAAGCAGCCATGAAAGCAGCAAGCGAGTATAAAAAGAAGGTTGATAGTGTTGGCGAAGCTGTAAGTCGTAGCTTTGAAAGTTCATTCATGTCAGTTATCAAAGGCACAAAATCAGTTGGTGATGCTTTTAGAACGATGGCAATATCAATAATTGAAGAACTATTCAGAATATTTGTTGTTAAGCAAATCACTAATTTTATAACTGGTTCAATAGTTCCTTCATTGATGGTAGGGCCGTTGCAAGGGCCAACAATGTCTGGCGCACCTTTGTCAAGATTTGAAGGCGGTGGATATACTGGCAGAGGGGCTAGAGCCGGTGGAATGGATGGGCGCGGTGGTTTTATGGCAATGCTGCATCCTAATGAAACCGTGGTTGATCACACAAGAAACGGTGGCGGTGGTGTGACAGTGAACCAAACCATCAATGTGACTACTGGCGTCCAACAGACTGTCAGAAACGAAATACAAACACTGCTTCCACAGATTGCCGAAGCTAGTAAGGCGGCTGTCTTGGATGCTAGAAGAAGGGGTGGCAGCTTTGCCAATGCGTTTTAATGGCTATTACTTATCCTTTAGCATCACCAACACACGTTAAACCGTCCAACATTACGTTCAGGGCGGTTAATACGGTTGGAATGAGTATGTCACCTTTTACATATCAACAACAATTAGTGGCTCATGCCGGACAGCGGTTTGAATGTGATGTGACGCTTCCGGCAATGTCGAGAGCCGATGCAGAAATATGGGTGGCTTTCTTGGTAAGTTTGCGCGGAAGATTTGGCACATTTACCCTTGGCGATCCAGTTGGGGCTTCTCCAAGAGGTTCAGCCGGTGGCACACCATTGGTCAACGGAGCAAGCCAGACAGGTGGCACATTAAACATTGATGGTTGCACGGCTTCACAGACCGGATGGCTAAAAGCCGGTGATTATATTCAATTAGGAACAGCCGGAAGTGCAACACTTCATAAAGTGCTTGCTGATGCTGACAGCAACGGATCAGGCGAAGTATCATTGGACATATGGCCGTATATAAGAACGGCTCCGGCTGATGATGCGGCTGTCATTATAACTAATACAGTTGGACGTTTTAGATTAGCAAGCAATGAACAGAACTGGAATATAAACGAGGCGTCAATATATGGCATAACTTTCGGTGGTGTTGAGGCAATCTGATGGCCAGGTCAAATATATCAAACATTCTTAGCAAGTTAGATGATGCTGAAGTTTCTCCATTTTATGCTGTAGAGATATTTTTTTCTACTGAAACAGTTCGTGTTTGGACAGGGTTCGGAGATATTACAGTAAATTCTACTGGTGGCAGTCAATCATATAGCGGTGTCGGAGAGATTTTATCAATATCAGATGTAGGTGAAAGTCAGGATATAAGTGCAAAAGGGGTCAATCTAACCTTGAGTGGCATTCCGTCAAATTTATTAGTACACGCTTTAAGCACACCTTATCAGGGTAGACTTTGCAATATTCATTTGGGTTTTATAGATTGGTCAAGTCCTGCAAATCAATCAGGAATATTAGTTTTCACTGGCTACATGGACACTATGGCGATTGATGAAGGGCCAGAAACATCAACTATAACGACATCTATTGAAAGCAGATTGATAGATTTAGAACGGCCTAGAAACCGCAGATATACCTCTGAAAGTCAGAAGCAAAGGAATACTTCAGCTTTGCTATCAAACACAACAGGCGATCTTGCTTTTGATTTTGTCGAAAGCCTACAAAACCAGAGATTGCAATGGGGTGGCGGTGGCTAATGCGTGTTCCAAATTGGGATATTAAGTTAGCTGATTATGTAAACAGCTTGCAAGATTATCCTTTTGTTTGGGGCGAACATGATTGTCTGACTTTTGTAAACAAGTGTGCAGAAGTAATTAGAGGTCAAAGTTTTGCAGATGATTGGATTGGTGATTATACAACTGCGACAGGTGCATTTAGAAAATATAGAAAATTATTATATACTCAAGAATATGATACAGTAATTGATATGCTTGATGATAGATTAGAAAGATTTACTGGAAGATTTCCACCAAGAGGCTCGGTAGTTGGGCGTCCAGTAGATCAAACTGTTGGAATTATGCCTGTTTTGCTTGGCGTAGTTACAAGTGATTTAGCGGCTTTCTTGGGAAGCGATGGCATGGTATTCTCTATAATAGATGAGAATGATTTGTTTTGGAGCGTTGACTAATGGTTCATATATTTGTTGCAGCGGCAGGAGCCATATTAGGAACAGCAGTCGGCACTATTGGTGGAACTGCAATTCTGGGAACAACCATTGCAACGGTTGCAGGATATGCAGCTTACACGGCTGTCACTGCTTATGCCATCAATGCACTGCAAAAAAAGAGCCTAGCCAAAGCTAGATCGGCTGCCGCATCCGTACAAGCTGCACAAAAGGGTTATGGGACAAACGTCAACGCTGTCGCTCCTGCTTCTGATCATGCAATTATATATGGTGAACAGCGTGTAGGTGGTGTTATCTTTTATCGTTCTATTACAGACGATCAGAAGTATTTACATACATTGATTGCACTTGCAGGACATGAATGCAATCAGATCGGCACAGTATTTGCCGATAATGTTGCTCTTACTTTGGACGGAAATGGCTTTGTGACTAATGATGCATTTCAGATAAAAGATGCAGATGGAAATGTAGTCAACTCAGCATTGAGAATAAATAAGCATTTAGGTGGGAATACTCAGGCAGCCGATGCAGATTTAGTTGCTGAAGATAGCGCATGGACAACTGCACATCAGGCAAAAAATATTGCCTATATTTATATCAGGGCTGAATTTGACACGAGTGTATTCCCTCAAGGATTGCCAGTATTCAGCGCGATTGTGCAAGGTAGAAAGATCAACGATCCAAGAAATACAAATCAAGCAGAGTTTACATCAAATGCTGCACTTTGTTTGATGGATTACTTGGAGAGTGATTTCGGTCTTGGTGTAGACGGAACAGAAATAGACAGAACTATCTTTGCCGCAGCCGCTAATGTTTGTGATGAAAATGTAACTCTATCGGCAGGAGGCACAGAAAAGCGTTACACAGTTAACGGATCGTTTGTCACCTCTTTGCCTCCTGACGATGTCATAACGGATTTGACTGCATCGATGGCAGGAACGATATTTTATACGCAAGGTCAATGGGGTGTGAAAGCAGGAGAATTTACGTCATCTGTTTTAACGCTTACCGAGGACGATTTAAGAAGTAATTTGCAAGTAAACACTCGGCACAGTCGCAGAGATAATTTTAATTCTGTCACTGGTATGTTTGCAGGGCCAGAAACAGACTATCAGCCTACAGACTTTCCACAACTTGTTTCCGACACTTTTGAAACAATAGATGGCGGCGAAAGGGTGGTTCAAGACATTCCATTGCCGTTTACCAACACTTCAACGATGGCGCAAAGAATTGCAAAAATTGCACTATTTAAAAATAGAGAACAGTTAACAATATCTGGCACGTTTGGATTAAGAGCGTTACAGCTTCAGATCGGTGATGTCGTGAGTGTGACAAATACAAGGCTTGGATTTAGTGCTAAAACATTTGAGGTTGCAGATTGGCGTTTTGGAATTAGTCAGGATAAAGCATTAGAAGTCACTATGACCTTGCGTGAAATAAGTTCCGCTGTTTACGATTGGAATGCAGAAGAAATAGCTTTTGAACTCAACTCGACAACTTTGCCAAGTGCAACCGATCTTCCAACTGTCGGGCTTGGCGTTGATTTTGATTTGCGTGTAGTCAATCAAGCAGCGGTTGGTGTTCTTATCATTGAAGTAACTTCTAATGAGCCATATGCCGTTGAATTTGAGGCTCAATACAAAAGAACAAGTGACACTAATTTTATTTCTGTTGGCAAGCAAAGAAACGGATTATTTGAGGTTAATGGTTTAGGCGATGATAATTATGAC